CTGTGCTCCGTAAGCTACTAATTGAAGAAGACCACCACCCATTTACGCTATATTCTTTATACTATTAGAGGAGAAAAAAATATGAATTAAATGTATGTATACGTATTAATACATATTATTTATTATATAAAAATTAATATTTATTATTCTATAATAACGATGTTCAAAGAAAAATCATCAAAAAAAAAATATATTTCCGACAATAATGAGGTTTTTACGTTAGATGCGATGCATAACAATATCATAAAGAAGTTTGAACTTACGAATAAAGACAAGGAGGGTTTCAAGATCCTATTACAGGACTTGGAAGCTCAATCCAACCTCATTATGGAAAATATAGAAATCCGCAAGAATATTCACAGTATAGACAAGGACAAGGAATATATGAATAGTTTATGGACTAGCAATATTATTATAAGAGAAAGGATTATTGAACTTAAAAACAATATTAAAGAGTTGGATTCATACAACGAAGTTGAGTATTATAAGAATACCAGTTATATATTATTCCAATACTACGATACGGTAGAGAAGCAATCCAACATAAGCAATACCCACGCCTCTATATCAAACGGCGTTTGTATATCTGCGAGCGAATTGTTGAGCAGGCAACCGAAGATCTACAAGAATGATTCTAAGAAGAAGAGGTCATCCGTGTCTGCGACTACAATAAATGTGTTGGATGCTCTTAATAATTTAAATACAGAAAATAATTTAACAGGTGATAGCGACAAACCATTTGATACGAGTTCAGGAACCTGTGTGGATGCTATACACTATTCAAAGAGCGTTAAAGAGAATGCGGTTGACAAGAGTTCCCTTGTAGATAAATATATGTCCATCATAAATAAAAAGTATGTTCGCAATGTTGAAGAAGAGGATATTGAAATTTGTAAAAATTGTAAGAACCAGATGACGTGTTTACAGCACGACGCGATCATCATTTGTAATCTTTGCGGATACCAGGAGTTGCTTCTAGTGGAGCAGAATCGTCCTATATTAAAGCAGAATACAAAGGATACGTCGCACTTTAGTTACAAGCGTATCAACCATTTTCGCGAGTGGTGTAATCAGGTTCAGGGGAAAGAGAGCACAGATATTCCCGACGAGATATTTGAAAAGATTTTAACAGAAATCAAAAAAGAAAAGATTGTGGATACGAAAACGATCACTTATAACAAGATGAGGGATATACTCAAGCGTCTCCGGATTAATAAATATTATGAGCATATTAATTATATTATTAACCGGATCAATGGTATACCCACGCCACAGTTTAGTCAAGAACTAGAGGACAAGTTGTGTAATATGTTTCGCAATATTCAAGCGCCGTTTTTAAAACATTGCCCGAAAGATCGCAAGAATTTTTTGTCTTATAGTTATGTTTTGTATAAGTTTTTTCAAATATTAGGACTGAATGAGTATCTCAAATATTTCCCGCTATTAAAAAGTAGAGAGAAACTATATGTCCAAGACCAAATATGGAAAAAAATATGTTTAGAACTGAATTATGAAATCATACCGTCGCTCTAAGTCTTATGTTCTAAACTCCATTAGGGAAACCCACCATCCGGAAACCGGCACCTAGACCGACACCTTGTCTCGCGCCAGCCGAAACCGCTGGGGATAACAAGTCAAGCACTGAGAAGGTGCAAGCAGCGGTTAAAGCGAGCATAAATATTTCACTCATATCCAATTTATTATTCGGCAATATAAGGGCGACGAAGGCGACAATAAGACCTTCAAAGGCATATTTAAGAAGTCGTATAACGACATCCCAGAAATCAACAGTGTATTCCATTCTATATTATACTACTAATACAACATAAAATATTATTACAATAAATATATATAAGATTTAAATTCTATAATACTATTAGATTAGAGAAAATGTCCGCAGATGTTGTAAGCGTAAAGGAGGTAGATTATCTGGATGAGGATAAACCGATCCGGGGGCAGAATTTTGTGTTGCTTTCCTTTTTGAGTCCCGAGGATGTCCTTGTGAATAAGGAGGCGTATATGTTCAGTCAATTTCTTACGAAGTTTAGTAAGGATATGACTACGCTACTGGATGGTATTTCTGCGAAATATAGCGAATCAAAAGACTTTGTGGATTCGGTCAAGGAGAACAACGCGTTTATCTTTAACGCAAAAGATATGAGCGAACAATATGGGTTTTACAAGTCTATTCATAATCAAGAGTTGGAGTCGTCGTATCACCGTGATAATAACTTCACGACTTCTATCCGCGGCATCAAGGTTCGTGGTGTTTTTGATACGATTGAGGAGGCGAAGAATCGTAGTGAATTTATCAAGAAGATTGATAATAAGTTCAACATCTATATCGCACAGATGGGTTGCTGGTGTCCGTGGTCGCCGAATCCGGATTGTTTGGAGAACCAGGAATATGCGGAGACGCAACTGAATACCCTAATGAAAGAATACAAGAAGAATATGAACGATAAGGATGTTGTATTTGAAGCTCGTAAGACAGCACTATTTCCGGCACAATCGGTCAACACAATAAGTGAGACGAATGAGACTAGAGCTGTAGATGAGAATGAGATCATTTTGGTGGAACCGGAGAATGTGCCAGTTGGAACTTCAGCGGATACTGGGACGAATCCATTGGATCAAGCGGATGAGATTGAAATGTCTGAGATTAAAAGCAGTATAGAACAGGTTGATGCGTGGAGTTCGCAGAAACTCGGGATTCAATAAGGGATCGTCAAGAAACTACTAATTTTTCTTATTTCATTATATTAAGAAATGAAAGCGATAGCGATATTTTTATTATTTATAGGGTCTATAATGATTATACAAGGGTATTATAGTAATAAATCGGTATGTAAAAAGGATAAGGTGGTTGTAAAATATGTGCCGCGAAGTATTTACGAGGAACAATTAAAACCCGAAGAAAGTCTCCAAACATTTTACAAGGGTATGTTTGAGGATATTTTATTACATTAGCGAACTAAATTTTTATTTTTATCCTCGTAATTAGTAAATGGATATATTGAAAGATATTGAAAAAAACATACTAAATATTAATATGTATGACAAATCCGTTGAGCCGGCAAAGTTAAACAAGATAAAAGCACAAATTAGTGAATATATCAAATACAAAGATGACGAGAACAATATTATTTCTCAAAAAATAATGAAATACGAAGAAGACTACAAGAAACCGAGAGAGCGGAATAATTACGAATACGAATTATTTGTAGAAAAGAAAGAAGAATTGCGATCTATATTTAAAGAGACGAGAACATTATCATCACTGTATAATTATTTAAATTATAAATATACCAATGATCACCAAAGCATCCCTGATATATATACTTACGACCATAGCAGGTTAAATGAAGGTATCGTCGTCAAAAAACCGAAAGTGCCCAAGGAACCGAAAGTGCCCAAGGAACCGAAAGTGCCCAAGGAACCGAAAGTGCCCAAGGAACCGAAAGTGCCTAAAGAACCTAAGGTGCCTAAAGAACCTAAGGTGCCCAAGGAACCTAAAGTGCCTAAGGAACCTAAAGTGCCTAAGGAACCTAAAGTGCCTAAGGAACCTAAAGATTGTCCTGAAGGACAGGTGCGCAACCCGTTAACAAAACGTTGTATTAAGGGTAAGGTGCCTAAAGAACCTAAGGTGCCTAAAGAACCTAAGGTGCCCAAAGAACCTAAGGTGCCCAAAGAACCTAAGGTGCCTAAAGAACCGAAAGCACTTAAAGATTGTCCTGAAGGACAGGTGCGCAACCCGTTAACGAAACGTTGTATTAAGGATGTAAATTATAAAAAAATATAGAGTAATAGAAGGATATAAAGAAGGATGGTAAAAAACGTCAATCGCGCTTTTAGAATCAACTGGTTTAGTTTCGTATTCGCCTTTCTATTAGGCATTATCTACGTGTATATATCTTCGCCACCAACCCGAAATATCATAAAATACCCGACACCTTATAACGCGAATAAAATCGTTTATAAGAACCTAGACAATCAATGCTATAAATATAACGCAGAAGAAGTTAAATGCTCCGATGCGTCTTTAACACAACCTATTATATAGATTTAATGATTAATGATAGGAGTCTTATTTTTTTAAATTTTTATAGATTAGAATGAATAAAAAGGAACCATCGGGATTAAGAGTTTCAATTGACCGGATGTTTTATGACGAGACGGGACAAATTATCGTGAGTGCTTTGTTTGGTCTCTCGCTCGCACTGCTATTTCGGCGTATATGTAAGGACAATTGCGTAATATACTCGGCGCCGGATATAAGGGACATTGAAGGGAATGTTTTCAAACTGGAAGATACCTGCTATAAGTATAAGTCATACCCGGTAAAATGTAGTTCAACGATTGAGAAACCTTTGGAACCGTATGATATTAATAAAACACCGGATAATTTAATAAGTATTCCTGGATTTTTTGAGAGAATGTTCATCGCGTAATATAATTTAGATTGAAAATATTATATATCAATAGATAGAATTATTAGAATGTCGACACCGATAAGCACCTTGCCGCTAAAAACGCAACCGTCAGGCGCAACAGAAGTAAATGACAATAACGATCCTGTAGTTCAAGATGTCCTAAATGAATTCCAAGACGAAATAATGATGTCCAAGCAATCAAAATCGCCTACATCACATCAACACCCTCCGCACCCACAGATGCCACCCCATCCATCATCGTCATATCCGCAGATGCCACCCCATCCATCACAATCATACCCTCCAATGCATCTGTATCCACCGTCGCGTGCGAACGCGAATAAGTATGATAGTGTAGCATCTTATGTGGATACAGAAGTCGCAAAAAAAAGTTTGATATTGGTTATATTAGCGGTGATCATATACCATTCGGGTATAATCAACACAGTATATGAGAAGTTACCCGATAATTTACAGGATCACCTATCTAGTTTTGACATCTATATTAAGTCCATATCGCTATTCTCTATTATTTACGTATTATCGTTTTTTGAATACATTTAGACATCGTCGCAAGCAGGATTCAACGTTCATTAACTTCCTATGTTAGCGACTCTTCGGTAGTCTGGGTTCATTAGAATGTCTTGGTTTCTCGTAGGACTCGGTGATGATATTAAATTAAAATTTTTAAGAATGAAAAATACACAAACAAAGAACGTAGTGAATATCACAAAGATTGTGATACCAAACAATAACGTGTAAGATAACGCGTCGTAATTGTTTTTATTGATCACTACAATGGAGATAATGATAATCGCATAAAATAGCACGAATAGCGAGAATGCGGATATAAATAGAAACTGGTTTTTATCGCTATTATAATACGCCCATACTAACGTTCCATATACAACAAGTGTAAGCATAGAATATCCCAATATCGTAAATATATTTTCTACAATTTTGTCATTCTCCGTATTCGAAACAAAATCTTCATACATTATTTTAAATAATCTTTCTTACTAGTAATCTATATTTTTTATTTTATATTATTATATCGTAAGAAAGAGATCCCAAAAACTGTGTTGTTGTATCAAATCCGCGTATATGTAGGTGTTTTGTATCCAACCCTTGTGAACCATATACATTATCACAATGTTGTTCCCGATTATATTCTGCGGGATTCACAATATTTGATTGTGCTGCCAATAAGTTCTCCTCCGTTATATACGGAACGCTACCATCCGCCATCGTGCTATTTGCTGCTATCTTTATTTTTTCAGTTGCAAGATGCTCCATATTCATCTCGCACTTCTCGCTCCCGTCGCAACCTTTGCTATGTTTATGATGCGTAGTATGCTGCTCTTTCGCTTCATCTCCTGTGTTTTTACTTTTGAGTTCGCTCGTATATATTCTAAAATAGAGAGTCAATACACAGATGGACAATATGAACCCTAAGATATTATCCACAAGTAGTAGGACAAGCATACACGCGAGCGCTAGATAAAATTGAATCATCGCGTCTTTAAATAGTTTTTTAAAAGGGGCTTCTTTAACAATAATGATCAATGCCAATAGTATTACTGCCAACCCTCTAAATGAATTAATAACCATCCTTATCTATTATTATAATCCATATAAAAAAATGATATGTATATTCTATTTTGATAGTAGAAAGGATAATAGGGTAATCGTGATGTATTCCATATTATCTAAGAATGGTTATGGAATCTTGAAGTCCGCCTTGACCGAGAAAGAACTTGAGCATATAAGGAGGGATTTGACGATGACCCCGAAAGTGAATTTTGATATTGGGAACGGCAAGGGCAACGCGTCCGCCGAAGATATGACGTTTCAGTTGTATAGCGAAAATGAGCAAAGAATCTATATCCCTAGATATTACGGGTTTCAAAAGTATGGCGCACCAACGCTATGTAAATTAACAAGTGGCGCGGATATTCATATTAATTTTATTGGGTCTCTTCGTGAAGCACAGGAAGAACCGATACGGAACTTTTTAAGTGCTGCGAGAGATCCTCTAAAAATGGGCGGTATTATATCGGTTCCATGTGGTTTCGGCAAAACGATAATGAGCTTATATATTGCATGTTGCTTAAAAAAGAAAACGATCTTTATAAGTCATAAAGATTTCTTGAATCAGCAGTTTATAGAAACTGTCGCACAGTTTGCTCCTGACGCGAAGATTGGTATAATTAAACAGAAAAAAGTTGATGTCGTCGGCAAGGATTTTATTATCGCGTCTCTACAATCGCTGGCGATGCGAGACTATGACGATGCGATCTTTGAGGATATTGGGTTTGTAATTATTGACGAGGTTCATCATACAGGCGCGCAAGTATTTTGTAAAGCATTTCGGAAACTGAACAATCCGATCATTCTTGGGTTGTCTGCGACCCTGAATCGCAAGGATGGGATGCGCAAGGTATTTGAGAGTTATATCGGGAAATCCGTATATACTCTGAAAAACAAGGAATTATGC